CGCAAGTTTTTATGAAGCGCCAGAACATATACCTTCTTGGCGAGATAGGTTAGAATTGATGGCAAAAGGACCGAAAAAGAAATCGGCAATGAGCGCATAATATGGCATATAGTAAAAAACCAAGTAAAAAGATAAAAGACGTCGCAGAGCTAGAGCTAGCAAAAACTCAATGGAGTGCATACACCCGCGCGCGAGATCACGGCCATGACGACTATATCCAAATAGCAAAAAAATGCGACGCTTATTATAGAGGTGACCAGTGGGATGAGTTTGACCAACAATCCCTAGATGATCAAGGTCGACCTGCTCTAACAATCAATACAATATTACCCACCGTAAATGCAGTACTAGCTGAACAAAGTACAAAAAAAGCTGACATACAATTTAAACCTAGAGGTGGTGGCAATCAAGATATTGCAGATGTTCTTACTCAAGTTTATGCCCAAATCGCAGATAACAACAAATTAGACTGGGTAGAACAACAAGTGTTTTCTGATGGCCTAATACAAGACCGTGGATATTTTGATGTTCGTATTGATTACGAAGATCACATACAAGGAGAGATTAGAGTTACGGCCAAAGACCCTCTTGATATCTTAATAGACCCAGATGCTAAACAATATGACCCACGAACTTGGAATGAGATATTTGAAACTAAATGGATGAGCATAGATGAGATAGAAGAAGTTTATGGTCAGGATAAAGCAGACAAACTTAGGTTTTTAGCAGAAACAGGCACAACACTAGGTGCTGACTCTATGGAGTACGAAGAACAAAGGTACGGTGATACCGACGAGTATAATTACGGACAACAATACCCTGGGGACCCAGAGAACGCACGGATGCTTAGAGCAATTAGGGTAATAGAAAGACAGTATTATAAATTAGACGATTGTACTTATTATGTAGACCCTGTTACAGGCGACAAAAGAAAAGTACCAAATTCTTGGGGCAAAAAGAAAAGAGAAGAGTTTGCAGACCAGTTTGGTTTATCTATTATGACCAAAAAAATGCGACGAGTCCGTTGGACCGTGTCCGCGGATACCGTAGTGTTGTTCGACGACTTTTCACCGTATGACCATTTTACAATCGTGCCATATTTTCCTTACTTCAGAAGAGGGAAACCGTTCGGCATGGTAAGAAATTTATTGTCACCACAAGAACAGTTAAATAAGATAACTTCTCAAGAACTGCACATTGTTAATACAACAGCTAATAGTGGTTGGATTGTAGAGTCAGGTTCTTTGTCTGGTATGACAGCTGATGACCTAGAAGAACACGGCGCAGAAACTGGTTTAGTACTAGAGTTTAATCGTGGCTCCACCCCTCCTGGAAAAATACCACCAAATCAAATACCTACAGGTTTAGATAGGATAGGACAAAAAGCAGCGGCTAATATAAAACAAATTAGTGGTATTACAGATGCTATGTTAGGCACAGATAGTCCAGAAGTTTCTGGGGTAGCTATACAAGCAAAACAAGGTCGAGGTTCTATGTTGTTACAAGTGCCTTTAGACAATCTAACAAAAACAAGACAATACTTAGCAGAAAAAGTTTTACAAATGGTACAAACTTACTATACAGAAGAAAGAATCATACAAGTAACAGACGAACAAGATCCTTACAAATCTAGAAACAAAGTATCGGTCAATCAAATGACGCCAGAAGGGCAAGTTATAAATGACCTAACAATCGGGGAATATGATGTTATTGTTGGCACTGCTCCAGCTAGAGATAATTTTGATGAGATGCAATTCGCTGAGGCTATCGAGCTTAGAAACGTTGGGGTCCCTATACCAAATGATATGATAGTAGAGTATTCACATCTAGCGCGTAAGGCTGATATTGCAGATAGAATTAGACAGCAAGAAGGAACTGCACCACCAACAGAAGAACAAATACAATTACAACAATTCCAAATGGAATCACAAATCAGAAGCACGCAGCTTGAGATTGCAAAACTAGAAGCAGAAGTAACTAGATTGCAAACTGAATCTGCTCTGAATGTAGCGAAAGTAGAACAGGCCGAAGCTGATCCACAGTTGAAGGTTGCTGAATTACAAAGTAAACTACAAGCAAAACGTGAAGAGTTAGATCTACGTGAGAAGTTGTCACAAATGACAAACAACATGCGTATGATGCAAAGCGACACACAAGCAGCTGTTAAATTAGCAGCCGCAGCCGTAAAACCACAAGGAGGTAATAATGGCCAAAAATAAAAAAACTGAAACCCCTACAGTAGACGACAAGATATTGTTTGATGCGATGCCAGGGTCGGATGCAAAAACAGAAGAAGACGCAAAAGGATTTGAAGTTGATATGAACTTTGATACTCCCGATGATAGTGATGAAATTGAATTTCCCAAGGAGGAAGAAATTGAAGAAGTCCAAGAACTTACAGCTGAAGAAGAATCATCTGAAATCTCTGAAGAGGAAACAGAAGAGGAAGTCCTCGAAGCAACAGACGAAAGTCAAGAAGCTACAGGAGAAGAAACAATATTGGCAGAAGATGAAGGAAATACACAACAACCTGAAGGAACAATACCGGAAGCAGTTGCTGAGTCAAAAGAGCCAATGATTCCTAAATCTAGGTTTGATGAAGTTTTAGCAAAACAAAAAGCTTTAGCTAAAAAACTAGAAGAAGCTACAAACCCGCAAGAAGTTTATGCAGAAACAGAATATGACTTTAATGCTAAAGAACTTGAATACCAAGAACATATCTTAAATGGCGAGCCCACAAAAGCAGCTGATCTACGCTCTGAAATTAGAAATGCAGAACGTAATCAGATGATGTTTGAAGTACAAAATAAAATGGGCCAAACAGTACAACAGAGTACAGAGATGTCTGCTTTACAAACAAAAGCTGCAGAACTAGCTACTAGCTTTCCTGTTTTAGATGAAGGGCATGCAACTTTTGACCAAGTTAAAACACAAGAAGTTTTAGACTTACGAGATGCTTTTATGGTACAAGGCTTTACTGGTGCAGATGCTTTAGATAAAGCTGCAAAGTATGTAATGGGTTCCCCGGCACCTGTTGTTAAAACTAATCCAGAAAAACAAAAAATAGCGCAAAGACAACAAACAGCTAATACAAATAAAAAATTAGAAGCAGCTGAATCACAACCGCCTACTATGAAAACAGGCAAACAAAAAGTTGAGAAAAAAGTTGACCTAAGTTTATTATCATCTGATGAGTTTGAAGCTCTACCCGATGAAACTTTACGCAGAATGCGTGGTGATTTCGGATAAATGGTGGTATATTAAAAATAAGTTCGCACGTAAGAGCGATATCTTACCAGGGTCGTTCCTGTAAAACATACGTATTCGCCCATCAAGGCGTTAATCTGGTCGGGGTCGTGCCCGCAAACAACGAGAGCGTTTCCCCTACGATAGTGGGTATACGGATAAATAGTCGCTCCAATAAGTCGACTGGTTAATAAACTTTAATGATAGGAGACTTATCATGGCAAATACAAACTTTGCTGCGTTGACCAGTGAACAATTAACGATCTGGTCTCGTGATTTCTGGCGTGTAGCTAGAAATATGTCTTTCATTAACCAATTCGCGGGTAGCGGATCTAACGCAATGGTTCAGACTATATCTGAACTTACTCAATCAGAAAAAGGAGCTAGAGCTGTATTAACACTTTTAGCCGATATGACTGGTGATGGTATCGTTGGTGACAATACTTTAGAAGGTAATGAAGAGGCACTAAGAGCTTTCGACATAGTCGTAGGACTCGACCAACTAAGATTTGCGAACAGACTGTCTGGTAGACTGGCTGATCAAAAATCAGTTGTGAACTTTAGGGAACATTCAAGAGATGCTCTTGCTTATGCAATGGCTGACAGAATGGACCAATTGGCGTTCCTTACTTTAAGTGGTATTGGATATAGCTTGAAAAACAATGGTGGTCTAAGACCGTCAATGAATTCAGGTCAAAATCTAAACGACTTAGCGTTTGGTTCAGATGTAACCGCTCCAACTTCTAATAGACATAGAAGATTTGATGCTACTAATGGTATCGTGGCTGGTGATGTTACTGCAACTGTTGCAGCTGACAAACTAAGCTATGGTGGTATTGTTGATCTAAAAGCTTATGCTAAAGATCAGTACATCAGAGGAATGAGAGGTGCTGGTAATGATGAGACATTCCATCTTTTCGTAACACCTCAAGTAATGGCTGACCTAAAACTCGATTCAGATTTTCTTGCTAACGTAAGACAAGCTGGAGTAAGAGGACCTGGTTCAAGCTTATTCTCTGGTTCTTCAAGCCTAATGGTTGATGGCATCATGGTCCATGAGTTTAGACATGTGTTTAACACCACTGGCGCAACAGCAGGTACTTCGAGTAATGCTGGAGCTGCTGGATACAAATGGGGTGCAAACGCTGACGTAAACGGATCTGCATGTCTATTCTGTGGTGCTCAAGCATTGGCTATGGCTGATATTGGTGCTCCAGAAATAGTAGAAGATACATTCGACTACGGAAACCAGAACGGTATATCAATTGGTAAAATATTTGGTCTTAAGAAACCTAAGTATCATTCAGATGTCACAGGA